CGTAGGGTCTTGGCTCCAACTCTGGCGCGTTGTCCAAGTCCTGAAAATGGTCGTCGGTAATCGCCTCTTCGTCTGGGTCGGCGTTAGTCTCTTGGTAGTAAATCTTGTCCTTAGATGCCTCCAAAGATAGACCGCCTAGTACATCAAGCCTGAACGTAGCACTATTAGCAATCAGGTTTTTCACATACTCAAAAGTATCCGAGACGTAACCAGTTGGTGCTAATGTTGCCATGCTCAGCCAGTCCTATTCGTACTTGACTTCCGGCCACGATACCTGTTCTGCCGCATCACCAAAAACGTCTTACTACCTGGATCGCTACCAATAATTCCGCCAGCCGTCTTCCATTCCTTTTCCTCAAACAGCCAGGTATCGTCGTGGTTCACTTCCTGCGCTGTCTCCACTTCGATCAAGCAAGCCTCTTCTCCCTGTAGCTTGTCCGCAGTTTGCACCAAGCCGCCTCGGGTAGTATCAAGGCCAGCCGACCTACTGTCCCTCTCCACTACCGCGTTGACTTGCTCAGTCCTGGTCGTGCTTCCGTTCACGCGGCGGATTATTACCTCATGCGCAATTGCATGCGCACGGGAGAACTCGCCAGCGTGTAGGTCTTGGAGCCTGGTCACTATTTCGCCTCAGTGCCTTCGTCTTCCAATTCGGCATCGTCTAGTAGTTCTTCCAGTTCGTCGATCTTCGCGTTCAAGTCTTCGATCACTTTTGTTTGGTCGGTGATCTTCGCCGCTTGATCCTCTACCTTTTTTTCAAGCTTGCTAATCACCCCGCCAGTATCAGCAGACACCTCCTGCGGGTCTTTGTGGCGGCCCTTGGGATCGCAGTTAGACTTTACCAGCAGGCCCGCGTCGATCTCCTCAGTGAGCCCATCGACTTCTTGTTTACTCAATTCGTAATGAATGCCAGGGACAAACAGCAACACAACTGGTTTGCCCTTGCCGTCCGTAACCGTTCGCCGAAAGTTGGTCGAATGACCAAACTTAAGCGTATAGCTTTCTTTTGCCTTTGCCATTGAACCACTTTCTTTTATGTAAACTAGGGCAGGGGGTTTTACGCCCCCGCCCTGTTTGTTTTCCTACTGACTAAGCTGTAGTAAATGTGTGACGCACTGCATTCCACCATGCACCGTAGCCCACGTTGTAGCGTGCTTCAGTCATGAATTTGACGTCTTTAAATTCGACGTCGTCCATTCCCTTCATTTGTCGAGACAAGCCTTCGCGGGCCTGGAAGATGTAAGGGCGGAATGGGGTATCAGTCCGGTACAAATCAAAGTAGTTGCCGGTGACGTGCGGAGTTGCCACTACCTCGGCATCAGCAATCACTACGTTGGTATCGCCACCACTTGTGAGGATGCCAGCCGTGGTTGCCTTGAGTGCTACCTTGCGGTACTTCAGCGGGCAGACAATCATCAACTGCATACCGGACCCTGAGCCCAGAACGGCATCATCGTGCAGTAATTCGCCGTGGTCATCGACGTAAGCCAACATGGCATTTAACGCGCCATCTAAAGCTGTCTCGAACTCTGCCAGGGTTGGGGCAGCAGCCGCGACAATCGCGGTAGTCTTGTCGTTATCCTGGCTGCCCGAGTCGCCCCAAGCGTGATCGGTGTCGAAGAAGAACTGCCCATCGAGGCAGGTATTCGCCGTGCCGTTCACCAACAGATCACCCAGCAACAACTTGTCTGGGTGACGAGCTGCACGAACTCCAAGGTTGGAGAACATCGGCCCATATAACGCCATGCGGTCATCCCGTATGTGCGTTTTTTGTACCTGAATGCTGGATTCCCAGAGTTTGTTTTCAATGGTAAATTTCGCGGCACGTGGTGTATAGAACTCACGATCAGCTAGCCACTCCCGCACCTGGGGAACAGCACCCAACATCCCATACTCTTCGTCCGCGCCGTCACTCGGAATGACGGTGCAGAGCTTAGAATAAAACGGCGTGGTTGCCTTCACGCTATTATCGAATTTGCCGGTTAGGCTGCGCAATTTAGCAACAGCAGCCGCAGTATCTAGACTCATAGTGAAAAACCTTTTCTTTTCTGTGGGTCTTTCGCTATGATTGAGTTGCTAGACTTGCAATCGGCGAAAGCGCCCGGTTGTTTGTTGCCTGTCCTCAGACTGCAATCTGGGGGCAGGTTTTTTATTGATTAAGTAGCCAATTCTCCGGTATCGCCTTCGCCAAGTCCCTTGATAGAAACCCATGCTTGAGTCGTGCTGACAAACTCAGTGATGATGCCAACTAGCGGACTGTCGGTGAGCGTTTCCGATACCTGCGCGTTGTCCACGCCGGCAACAGTTTTCCCGACGTCCGCCTTAAGGAGCGATGCAGCGGAACAGGTCAGGAGGAAGTCTCCATCGGTCCAAACTTCGGCGAACTTATCGCCATCGGCACCTGCCGAGTTATCGACCGTCTCACGGACAATGCCGCCAAACGCTCCGTTTTCCAAGATGACTCCAACGAAGTCACCGCCCGCGTCTTCGTAGCAAAGCGTCCCTTCGTAAAGAGTGGTGCTTGCTGCAACCGGCACCTTGCGGATATGCCCATCGCGGCCCCGCCGCCGTACTATTTGATTTGCTGTAACAGCCATTTTCTATTTCCCTTTTTCTTTGTTGATTGTGGATTGGTAACGCAGTCGCCTAGTAATTAACTGCGGTAGCCAAGCTCTCTGCGCCGTCGTCAATCTTGCGACTCACGATGTACTCCTGCTCGCTGAGTCCCATTGCCTGATAGTTGGCACGACTTGATTGGTACTCGTCCTTGTACTTTTTCTCGGGGTCCGCTTCCGCTTCGCCAGAGTCGTTCGAGAGCCCGTTGCTGGCGATCGCAAGGTCTGCAATCGTGCCCTTGGCGTCCAGAACTGAGAGCCCCTTATCGATCCACTTGTCCGCCACCTTTTCGCAGTCGGCCAGGCCAGCGTTGCGAGCAAGCGCCGAAAGTTCCTTGCAGCGTGTGCGCTCGGCTTCCAAGTCCACCTGGCCAAGTGCAGGCTCCTCCGGTTTTTCTTCCGGCTTCACTGCCTTAGCCACTGCATCAGCGATCATGTCGCCAATGCCGGACAATGCGGTAGAAACTGATTCTTTAATCAGCTCTTGAGTTTCTTCTTTAGTAAAACCTTTACTTTCGTCAGCCATATCTAACTCCTGTTCTTTATTGCCAAAACGAATTGCCAAGTAGCTATCTAAGTAGCCGTTCACCCTGGCAGTGATTACTTCCTGACTTGCGCCTTCAAAAAGGCAATCGAGCGCCTGTGTTACCTTGTGTGGTGCGCTTGCGATCGATAATGGCGAGTCGCCAAACAGGCCCCCTCGCGTTGCCGCTGGACTGTCCACAACATCAGCAGCCATCAGCGACATAAACCGCATTGGCGAGCGTTCGTTGTCGTTCCTTAGTGTTTCCATTTCCGACTCATCCCAACGGGGAGCGAGCGAAACGCCGAACATGTCTGGCTCACTCTCGGCAAGGTCCAGAATGTATTGGCCCTTGCCACCATCCTCCCCACGAAATGCCATGTTTGATAAATGGAAGTCGGCTAGAACCTTTTCTCCGTCATCGCTTAGCCGCCAGTTTCGCCAGCGACCCAGGAACTTTCCTAGGCCGTCGTCACTCATTGTCGGATGCGTGAACCGTGCCTTGAGGCCCTTGGTGTGCTTGGTCCCCATCTCGATGACTTGCTGTAATGTTTTTTCATCTGCAAAGATTGGCCGACTATCGTTTGCATCACCAAGCTGAATCATCGCAGCACCAAATATGATGCGGCGTTCCTTGTCGATCCGTGACGATCCAGGTAGCCCACGCAATGCACGCAGCGGTGCATAAATCGAATCAATCGGTAGTTCTGTGATTGTTTTCATGGATGCTTAGGGGGTTGGGTCGTAGGAACACATGATCTCTAGAGCAGCCGCAGAGCCGGAGGCATTGGTGATAAACAGTGCCGTAATGTCGGTATCAAACAAAAACGAGTCGTAGCTGCCCGTGTGCCACATATAAGGAACACCAGCAACGAGTGTCAGCGTATTGTCTGCCGCTGAACCGCTGTTAGTCTCGACCGTAATAGCCTGATCCGACACGATGTAAAACGACTTCACCGCAGAGACATCAAGCGTGAAGCTAATCTCTAAATCAGTTGAACTGTCGGCAATCGATTCAGAAACGTTTGACTCTGCATTGCCGACGTATTCAGCAGACCGGCTCAATGACCTGTCGTTAGGTGTAATGTTCCAATGCAGCGTGTGAGTAAATGGCATATCTAGCTACCTTGTATCTGACTGTTGGCGTCGGATGATTTTTGATTCGTGTCGCCGATTTGTGTCGGTGCGCTATCGCTCTCTGTTTCGTCGCGTCCCATTTGCGGAGCATGGTTTTCTAGGCCAGCTTTTTCCCTAGCCTTCATGTCGCGTGCAATTCGCTCGTATACCTTGTCCGCTGGCTGGCCGTTTTTCTTCTCCACCAAATCGGACATTGGGAACAGTCGAGCCTCTGCGTTGACTAAGTCGTTGCGATCTTCTCGCGATGGATCGAGTGCGGCCTTTGGCGGCGGGATGATTCGTGCCGACCAGTACAACCACGGTGCGTTTCGGTAGGCCGACTGCTCCACGTCCACTACCGCATTAACCCCAGTAATTGCCCTGGTGACAAAGTGCCGATACAGCCAGCGGAGCGTTTTCTTGTGGCCCTCTTGGAGAACCTTAGTGATCGCTTCTTCGATGTTCCAAATGATTCGCCCGCCTGAATAGCTGATACCCTTCCAGTCACCCGATAGGATCTCGTAGGCCGTATTGGCACCAGCCGCGAACATGCGGCCCTCGTACTCCATAAACGGCGCAAAGCTCGTAGGAGCCCCGTTTGGGTTGCTGAATTCCACCGAATCACTGAGGCCAAGATATTGAATCATGGCTGGTGCGATCTCGCGTACCCTTGCACCGCTGGCATCTTCGACAACGCCCTGAGAATCCATTGCGTCCTCGATGCCTAAGTCCGTGCGAACAAACGCAGCCATGCAAGACGCCACGTAGTTTCTCTCTACTTCCGCGTCCGCATATTCCTCAGCGTTTTTCAGTCGCTTGGTCCCCACTTGCATCAGCGGAAAGCCGCGCCGCTGTCGTTCATTCCACTTGACGTAGTGGTGAATCACTCGCGGGAGTCCGTTGGAAAACTTGGCAGGATAGAACACCCACTTTTGCTTTACGTCGAGCGTGTCGCCTGGCTGGCTCTCTTGTACGTGATAGCCGAGTATGTCGCCCCGGTCATTGGTTTCAATCCCCATGCGGACATTCTTATTTCCCTCTTTATCGGGAGGGGTGCTGACTCGATCGGGGTCGATCACCTGCACCTTGAGCGTTGTTGGTGCGAATGGTGAAGACTTATCGCCAACCAAAATAAACCACTCGCCCCTGCGCTCGAAGTATCGCTGGCATAGCTGCTGAATCTCCATTAAAGATTCACCATGCCTGCCGATCTGCTCGATAGTCAGTTCCCAATTGTCACGCAGCTTTTTGTTTAGTTCCTCGGAGTCAACGTCCGTGATTCCGCTACCTGCCTGGATATCGGGATCGACCGCCATACCGCAGCCAACCACCCGCACTACCCGGCCTTCAACGTGCGCTGTGCCTAGTTCATAGTTCTTTACCGCAGAGTCCGCCCGCATGTTCATCGTTTCGCGGTCGGCTTCTAGTGCGGAGTCTGGAGACAGTTCGGAAGTTAGCCAGCTATGTGCGTCCTTCGATCGTTCGGCAGACTGAAACCCACCGCCAGATAGACCACGGCGGGAAACGTTCTCCCGCATCTTGTCAGCGTACTCACGGCGAAACCTGGCTGCCACGCGGCGGTTGCCACGCTCCGGGCTCACCTGATAAGCAAGCCAATCAATTGATTTTCCCAGCCAGTTCATAATTACCTACGTGAGTGCTTGGCGTAAACAACGCCACTGTTGCCGCTCGCACGATCAACCCGGCTCTCTAGCCAAGTGATTGTGTTGCGGATTTCCGATAGGCTGGCCCGCGTGACCATCTTGCCTCGGATCGTGGTAGACTGAGCTACAGACAGTTCAACGAGTGCCTGCCGGTAGAGTGCAAGCGTCTCGGCGTCCGTCCATGTGTAGTCAGCAGTTATCTTTGCCATGCCCTAAGAGTAGGCTGGCTGAGCGCCAAAGAGGTGACACTGGATGCTATAGATAGTAAGCCGAAAGAATTACTTTTTCCTAGACTTTACTAGGCTCCCTCTCTGCGGTGGCGCATATCGCAAGGGAATAACCTGCTTGTTAGGCACCGGCGCACAGCCGCACTCTTGGCAATTGATGTAGCGTATTCGCACCCTGTGAGTAGAATCTATCTTTGTCGAATAGACCCGCAGAAACCCTTTACATGTACTCCGTGGGCAGGGGTCACCGATACCAGGTGCTTCGCCGTTTGTTAATTTCATCACCGTCTGCCCCTTGCTGTGCGCTGCCTAGAAATCCGTCTCCGTCTGCCCCGCGTTTCCGTCGCTGCCTCCGGTTCCCTTGGTGTCTCCTTTGGCTTCGGGTCCGCCACTGATCCTTGTTGCCTACGCTCTGCCTTCCGCCAGTCGCCGCGAAACTTGAGGTCCGCTGAACACCTGGCATACTTCAAACAGTCGCGGTAATCGTTCTCCAGTTCGACCCATCGCTTCACCCAAAGATGCTTGTCTGGCTCGGCCTTGCTGGGAATGTCGGACTGGGCGCAGTTGCAAAGCTGCGTAAGTAGATCGTGGTCATCGTCAGAACCGGCAGGCAGGCTAAGGGATTGGTTGTCCCCTGGGTTCAGTTCGTCAATTTGTCTTTGAATGATTGGCTCATAGTGGAATGGGTTTACCCTGATCCGCACCAAACCACGGGCAGCAATCGCCAGCCGCTTCATTGACTTGGTCCCTGTTTTAGTTCCGTCACCAATTAGAATTTTCTGGTACGGCTCGCCGTTGCAATCGTTGTTGGCACCCTTGCATGGCATGACTACCGTTTGTGTGCGCTTGAACTTTTGGCAAAAGTCGTACACCTCTTTCGTCCTGTGGCCTGAGTCGATTAACGTTAGCGACGAACAGAGTGGTTCGCCTCCGTCCATGTGGGAGAACTTCCGTAAGATGGCTTCGTCTTCCAATTCCTTCCATGTGTCAACCACGCCCCTTTCTATGATTGCAATACGCTCGTTCGGCCCAACCGCAATTACCACAAATACCAACGATTGGTCCTGCACGTCGCACCCGCTAAATATCCACGTTGCCCACTCGGGAACCATGCCACGCTCTACGTCCGTAGTCAATCGTTCGCCTACCTGTTCCGGTTCGGTCTTGCTCCTAAATGGCTCCCACGTCTCAGCCAGCCAGCCATTGATGAACATTTGCAAAGATCGCGGATTGTCCTTCGCATTGACGAACTTGGCCGCCATGTCACCCCATCGCATCTGTAATGAGTACAGGGATGAAAGCTGCCCACCCCAGTTCCGCGTAGACTTTCGAGGAGTGCCCGCCACCTTTCCACCCTTAGTGACTCGGCAACCTTCCGGCACCCACACCCCACTCTCCATCAGGTCGTAGCGGTGTTCGTCGTAGATTTCCCCTTTGCAAAATTCGCACACGTACCTAGCCGTAGTCCTGGCTAGCTCAACATCGAGCGAACCATCAGGCTTGCGATCAAATAGGATGCCGCCAGCATGCGGATCTTTGGCCCCTAGCTTGAGTTGCTGGTACTTGCCACAGTGCCGACACATTACCTTGAACCTACAGTTATTTGATGCAAGCAGCCGCTTCTCGATTCGTGACCGACTTTTGGTAGTAGGTGAGCATTCGTAAATGCACTTGTAATCGGGGTTTTCCTTAAAGCGTTCGTCGAATTGATCGAGTGCATCGCCCTCTCCGGCATCACCGCCAAGCTGCTCGTTGTACGTCCACTTGTCAATCTCGTTCGCGTACCCATAGTAGGCAGAGAGATCGGCAAGAGTGGTTGGCGAGCCGGACCACGCCACCGCCCAGATAGAATCACGTAAGGTAACCTGCTCGGACGATTGCAGCCGCTCACTTGGCAGTTGCCCCGCCGTTGCCTCGATACTCTTGAGTACCGGGTAAATCTTATTCTTCACTGTCCGCTTGGCGAGTCCCTGCGTACTGGTAGAGAACAGCCCCGGCATCGGCATCGTTGCCGCCATGCAGGCCATTAGCTGAATCGAAGTTATTGTCTTACCTAGCCGAGTGCCCCACATCAGAGAAACCGTCCTTGTCTCTGGGTCGTCGTAAGCATCGCAAACGCCCTTGGCCCACGGTATCATCGAGCCATCAAACGGCACGCCATCCGGCATGCGTCCATGCTCACAGATCCAATCCCAGGAGCAAATAGTTTTCCTAGGCTCGAACGCGGCTAGGACGTGTTCGGCGAATAATCCTTTTCGTAGGCTCGCACATTCCACCCGCTACCCCTTACCGGTTTTCAGGATCTTCTCTGGGGTCAGCTTTGCCATCTTGGAAAGAGCGATCTTGATTTTCTTTTCGATCAATCCGGCAATCGTCTCGGCCTGGTTCGCTGGCAGTAGCGGTATCACCACTCGTGGAATTGTCAGTAGCGTTTGCCTAGTCGTGGTAATCAAGGCTATGGCTTGTCGTTCAATGTCGTCGGTCTGCATGAGTAAACCTTTCTCCGCATCCTCTTTGCGCTGCAAGTCAGCTAACTTTAGTTTTGAGATTTCCAAATCAATTTCCTTTTGATCCTGATTAGAAGTTTTCGCCGCGTGCTTCTCGTTGCTCTTGTCTCTGAGTAATTTCCACAACAGAATCTCGGCAAGGTCGTACCGCCCTTTTTCAAACGGCATTCCGGCAGGCGACCAGCCCTGCCGAACCGTCTGCGGGCTGACCCCAAACTCATGCGCAACCTCTGGCATTGAGCTGAGTATCCGTGTTCCGATAATCCCATACACCGTTTGCTTGTCGATGTTCTTCAGCCCAGCCCTAAGTACATGCCCCGCTGCTCCGATCTCCCGCACGGCAACCGTTTTCTTTGGTGTTTTCTTGGCCATTCACAATTTGCTCTCTACGATGCCTCTAGTCGCCGCCGGGGGGGTGAAAATTTGTTCTTATCTGCAAAAAGTGTTCGGGTGACCTTG